CGCGGAGGGCAGGGAGGGTGGCGGTCATCGGATCGGGTGTCGGTGGAACTGAGAGAATTGTAGCACGGATGGGGGGGGGAGGGATCCCCCCCCTTAAGCATGATCAGGCAGTGATCAATTCCACCCAGTAAGCGGTCGGGTATCCAGGCTCCCGCACGGGAATGCTGCGAACCAGTCCCTTTTTAACCAGGCTTCCAAGCACGCCTGCCGTGCTGAGCGTTTCATCAGCCAGCTCATGGAGCCACCCGCTTCCGGGGGCATCCATGCCTTCCTGGATGGCGTTGAACAGGTCTTGCTCTTTAGCGGTCAGGGTCATCGGGTGCGGTGCGGTGTGCTCTGGAATTGTAGTCGGTTGAGGGGCAGGAGTCAACCCACCCCCCTGAGGGTCAATAGCGATCCATCAGAACGTGAAGGTCGCGCAGGGCAGTGATCTCAGAAGTATCGGTGCCGAGTGCCTCCAGCTGCCGGTAGCGGTGGGAAATGGCATCCTGCAGTGCCAGCAGTTGCAGCGGGGTCAGGTTGAGAACGACGGGGGTGATTTGCATTGAGGTGCCTTGCGGTGTGCTCTGGAATTCTACAGGGTCAGGGTGCCAGGGGTCAACCCTCCCACTCATCCGATGGGGTCAGTGCCCATACCAGCGATTCCAGCTGGCAGGCGTAGATGCACTCCTGCCCGTTATGGCGGACCTTCCAGGTCTGAGCGCCCGTGATGCAAGGGATGCGTTCGATCCGCTCCACCCCGTAGGGGGCAAGCATCACCATCGCTTCGGAGATCAGCATAGGAGGGGGGGGGGTGTGAACTGAGAGTATTGTAGCACGGATGGGGCAGGGTCAGCGCCCGTCCGTGTAGGATCCGAGGATGTGCCCGTTGCGGCGCACCTCAGCATAACCATAGTCCTCTGAGAGCATCAGGCACAGATCCCATGCCTTTGCCTCATCATGGGTGCTCTCATTCTCAAAGGGGGCAGAGGGGACGTGAACTTCGTATCGCATTGTGGTTGTCTGAACTGAGGTCATTGTAGAGGCAAAGGGGAGGGGGCAAACCCTCCGCTGTGCCACTATCAGAATTGGATTTCTTCCAGAGTCGGATCGGCGGCATTCAGTTCAGGTTCAGCAGGGCTGGCAATAGTCTCCAGAATTTGAAGAATTTGCTCACCATTGTTACCAGAACGAAGCAGTGAAATTGCAAGATCGCGGGACATATGAATTCAGGGATTGTAGGATTGTTGGAGTGCCATCACCTCCCCCGTTCGGATGGCGTGTGGGCAGTCTTTAGGGCGCTGCCGTTCCCATCACTCAGGGTGCCAAATGTGCAGGAGATCCACAGGAGCGATAGAAGGCAATCATTCGCTCCGCTTCTTCCAACGTGCGGAAGAATTGTGATCGCCACTCACACTGATTGTAGGGTGTCTGATAGCGAATTTCGTAGCGCATCATTGAAGTTCAGTGAGTTGATTGAACTGAAAGTATTATAGGGCAGTCTTTAGGGCGATGCCGTTCCCAGTGTGCCAGTTCAGAAATCGAACACGTCGCCGTTGATTTCGGCACGGTTGACTTTAGGGTCGTTCCACTTCACACCGTCCGGGGTTTCTTTGCTGCCGAATTCATAGAACAATTCCAGCAGTTCTTCATAGCAGCAGACATCATTCTCCTGAATGAAGTTATAAATGCTCTCATCATTCTCAATCCAAAGCACAACATTCCAGGTCTCATAATTGGTCCAACCGTTATAGGTGCGATCGGTCAGGTCGGTCTGGTAGGTTGAGGTTGCCATTGGGGTGGGTTGATTGAACTGAAAGTATTGTAGGGGGTCAGGAGGCACCAGAAGGGGTGCTGTGTGCCACTCCCTCAACTGGCACACTGAAACCTCCCGTGGTTGAAGTTGGCATAGCTGAAGACCTCACGATTCACCAGTTTGAACATACCAAACTCATTGGTCATCACATAACCCTCAGCATCAATACGGTTGCCGTTGATGTATGCTGCAGGACCATCATTGCGGCAGAGGATCAAACAATCATCCTTGATAGACTTCACCAGTGCCCACAATCCAATCAGGTTAGGATCACAATCAAAATCCTCTGCAGCAACATTATCACCCGAACGAATGCAGGCATTGAGTTGTTGCTTAATCTTGGATGCTTCCTTTACAGAAACAAACTCTACAGCAAGTGCCATCACACGGGCAAACTTACAGATTTGCTCTACATCAGCGAAGGACTCTTGACCGTGCAGAATGTATGCCTCAGGTTGCACGAACTTCACAGTCTCAGTATCAGTCCAGATGCTACGGTCAGGCATTGCCACAGCGTCACGCAGATCGCTCTCGGCATAATAGCAAGTGTGAGGAGCGATGATAATGTTCTGGGTTACAATGTCACCGAACTTATAAGTGATGGTGTTCGGAGTGTATTCATTCAATCCACCGAAACCGATAAAGTCTCCCTGATAGATTGTCTTCACACGGGGCAGATGATCAAAGCACGAATGCAGAATCTGTGCTACATTCCCTTCGTGATTTGCATCAATGTCCTCGTGAGATTCATTGATTTTGATTTTAACTTTGTTGAAGACACTTTTGGTGCCCACGAAGAAGTTTCCGGTGGCAGGATTGGTTCCCCAGACAATAGCAGGAGCACCATCAATCTTGACACTCAGGTTGCCAGGATTCACGAACCAATCAAGAACATCTAGATTGCCAGTGAGGATGGTGTCTTCAGGGTGCTCAAGGTGGGTGTTTTTCATACTGCTATTGTAAGGGGTCTGCAGGGGGTCTGGGGGGAACCGTGTGCCAGTTGTTCAGGTGTCCTCGTCGTTCAAAATATTGATGAGTTCTTCAGTAATTTTATCTATTTTTTGACAAATTGCACCGCGACCTTGACCATTCTCCCACAATTTATCAGAAACCCTTTTAAGTTGAGGAAGAATTTTAACTCGGATTAGTTGTTCTTTGGTAATTTGGTTAGTCATTGCGGTGGTGGCAGTCATTTGTTTTTTTGTTTCTCAAAGCATTCAGTAAGTCCTTCAAATGCTCCAATAGAAAAGGCAATCCAACCGGGAGACAATACCCAAATCCAACTCCAATCAATAGTGTGAGTTAGTTTAGCACAAATAAAAAGAAAGAGCAAACTTTCAAAAATGCCGATTTTGAGTTTGCCGATTTTGATTGGGTTCATTTCAGTTGCTCCAGAGCATCAATAAAGTGTTGAATACAATCTTTGGGAATATGAATAATTGTGTTTTTACCAGTCATTGCCTCTAAACCTTCGGAACTAATAACACTCACAGTTCCATACTCATCAGTTGTAAAAACATAATCCCAATCATCTTGCTCATGAAGAATACGGATTTCTTTTGTGATTTGATAAGTCATTTCAGTTGAGACGCATACCACTAAAGAAAGGAATTGCACCGCCATTCGGTACAGTCACGAACCAGTTAAAGTTCTGCTGAAAGACACGCTCACCGTCAATTCCATGAACAGTGAGAATAGCATTCAGGCGGGATTTGGTAGTGTTAGACTGATGATCACCGTCGAAAAGTTGAATCCAGCACGAACCAATCTTAGCAATCAGATTACCGTGCAGGAACACTTCTGCAACTTGTGCAGCACCATCCCAACACACTTGAGTGTTACCAGAGCACCAATTCTTGGCATTGGTGATGGCATCGTTCATTTGGCGTTCGATCTTACGCATCGGTGGGGTTGCTTGGTATGAATTAAAGATAACAGGGGGAAGCACGAACCGCAACCCCAGTGTGCCACTTACTAAACTGTCACACTCTCCACCAGTTCTTGATAGTATTCCTCACCATAGATTGAGGTGATAAGAGATTCCATGTCATTCTCAGATTCATGAGCGAAAGAATCAACTAGCATTTCATAAACCATCTGCTCCATTGTTTTCTTGTCCATTTCATCTACGACACGATCACAATACTTTTCAACAATCTCAGAAATCTGTTCAGGAGTGAGTGTCATGATTCAGGCAGAAACTTTGTTACGAACACGACGAACTTCGTCGCCAATAATCTCAAAAACTTGTTCGTATATGTAGTCACACGAACCAAGTTCAAGTAACACCTCATCAGTGTCATCACTATTCAGATGTTCTTGAGTATCAAGATCCTCAATCCCATTTTCATCTTCGGGATAAAAGAACACATCCTCTTTGGTGAATACAAACGCAGCAACAGGTGCGTTCTCACCTTGTTGCTCAATCATGCGATTGACGCTATCACGAAGGTTGGAGAGGGTGCGGTACATCAGTCGTTCGTGGGGTGATTAACGATTTGGTCTTCGATTTGATTCGCAAGTTCTTCCATGAACTCACGATCTTCACCATCCTCAAACTGTGCATTGTTTCGCACAATTCGCATCAGGAAGTCGATTTGTTCATCCGTGAAATGATACTCTTTGAGTGTGTCAGTCATTTCCTCAGAGGAGAATTGAAGTAACGAGTGAAGCATAGCACCAGGATGATGCCAGTGGAGATCACTCCGACCAGTCCGAGAACTGTCACAGAGTCGCCAGTAAAGTTGTAAGTGTCAGGTGTCATTTCAGTAATCGTAATCAGCGGCAAGGTATTCATTCACATTAAACTTGTTCTCATCATCAAGATCACGAAGTTCGGGAATGTCGAAGATTTCACCGGGAGCATCAGCAATCTCAGACCAGAGTTCATCAAACATGGTGGTTTTCTCAGGAACGAATGTAATGTAGAACGGATCGGGGGGCATTGCAACCCCCCTTGTGCCAGTTCTCAGGGCGTCACAGTCTTCTGATAGACTTCCATGATTTCAGTAAGATCAACAACCTTACCCATCTTATCGTAGAGTGAGAATCCAATGTCAACTCCATCCCGACTATCAATCGTTGCAGATTTAATCTGTACGAACTGAGAATTCATCACTGGAATGAATTGGTCAATCAACCAATCCCAAACCTCACTGTTATTATTGTTTTCTTCAGTGTCACATTCAATCAGAATGTTTCCATCAGATTGACGCACATAATCCTCAAAGTCAATGTCAATCTTTCCATCCACTTCACCATAATGTTCCATCATGAAGTTGTCTTCCTTTACGCTACGTTCGGAGATAGCATCCAGATAAGATTGAAGATTGAATCCTTCACAAACAGTAAGGGAAGCAGTGGCAACGAATTGAGTGTAGGACATGAGGTGTCTCAGGTACGAATGTAATGTAGCAGGAGTTCAGCGGCGTTTGGTGGTTTTCTGTGCCACTTTCACGACTGGCACATCAGTATTCAATTGTGCCTGAAGATATGTCACGATAGTATCAACGAACCGCAGCACGGTTTGAATCACCTTACGTGCCTTTTCGGGTCCGTTGTTCTCATTATAAGCACGAATGAGAAACTGACACACACCAACCACAATTGCTGCAATAGTTGCAACATTAATGATCAGGGTGTCAACGAAAGTCCAGTAGAACGAATTAGCGGTTTTCATGATAATAAATGGGGTGGGAGGGTAAGTGTAGAGAATTCCTCAACCACGAATGTAGTATGGCACGGGATCCGCACGAACACAAGGGGTCTTGTGCCACTTCTCCAACTGGCACAAGAATATGACTCCTAAGTGATAAGATTCAAATACAAGATCTTATCAGGAATCGTCCTGCTTTTTAATAGATTGTATCGCTTGTTTCCTTTCTAGATGAGAGTATCATCTAACGATTTTATTATGCCGGAGACCGTGTTCTAACTCCCTCATTTATATTATAATGTTGATTTATATTATATTAATTCTTTATAAGATTGTTACCTCTTGGTCCCGTAGGAAGAGTTCAAGAGCTTATGTAGAATTCAATGTAGTTTTATTTATATAAAAAAAGGCAGGGACACCACTCCCTGCCTCAAGCACCCACTATATCGTATGTTATATGACTAACTCTCGCAGGGTAACTTTACTGAATGCTGAGGCAAACCCATTCCTCATATGTTATGTGTATCTCGTCTAGATGTATTATGTTATGTGTATCTCGTCTAGATGTATTATGTTATGTGTATCTCGTCGAGATTGAATGATAACACACAATCTCGACGAGATTTTATTTAGAAGTTAGAATGAAACACGAACCCATCCACGAAATTAAAATCATGACGGAGATTCTGATCCCACGTTGCCTGCCAATCTACCACCACATAGAAAGGAACATCACCGATTTCATTAGTGAATTCCTCAGCAAAGTCTGCCTCAGAATCATAAGTTCCACGGTATGCTTCAGCACTGTACTCAACATAAGAGATGTCGTGATAACCTACGAATGCGTCCACAACATCATAACCCAGATTCTCACCTTGCTCCACATACTCAACGTAATAGGAAACAAGATCGTGTTCGGAGTATTGATCAACGAACTCCAGAATGTCATCCAGAGCATAGTTGTCCTCCAGCAGACCGTCGATGAACTCAACAGTCTCAGCAGCAAACACTTCTTTGTAGTTCTCGGTGAAGGTCACGGACATGGTGGTTTTCTCAGGTACGAATGTAATTTAACAGGATTTGAGGCAGTTGTCTAGGGGGTGTGTGCCAGTTCTCAGACTGTCACACCATCACCCATTCAGGTGACTTTTCGACTTTAAATGTGCCCAGCGGACCATAAACAACGGACACAGGATAGGCACTGAATTCTTGAATCACTTCCCAGGTTTCATGATTCACCCGGATGATCACGGCACCATCCATTTCGGGGTCCTGAAGATGAGCATCATAGATTCCGCAAGCATAACCAATTGTGGAAGTGAATGCGAATTCATTAAAGAAACCGTGTTCAGTCTTACCGAAACCGATGACACGATAGGTGGTTTGCATTTGGTGGGTTTCTCAGGTACGAAACCAATATAACCTCACCAGACCCCTCTGTGTGCCCCTCTGTGCCACTTGAAGAACTGGCACAGGGTCTTACCACGCTGGAGGATCTTCTGCTATCTTATAAGGACAATCTGATGAGGGGAGAGGTATCCCTGCCGACGACAATACATCGCCACTCCTCCTGCCATAAAATATTATAATATAACGGAGGCATTATATCAATAGTATAATGCCTGTGCCAGTTATGTAAGTGTCACATTAATAGATATCACCTAGATCTTTGATGCTAGAATGAACTTCTTCGCCGCCTTCGAGTTCTAGTAACTCTTTCCAGTTCATATTCTCTATATCTAAATCATCATAACATTCAATATCTAGCGTGACACGTACTAGACGCTTCTGTGCGATTGACATAGGACTCATGTGCGTTGTTATGGTATTATATCATGCATAGTGACGATATGCAAGTGATTCGTAATCATGTGCATCTCGTGCATAGTCCTCATCTAGATCTAGATCTGATGTATAATACTCGTCTAGATCAACATAATCATTTGTGTATGTATAGTCGAGATCGTAGTCGTCGTACATAAGCTCGTCGAGATTGTATGAACGTTGATAGTATAGCACAGATCTCGACGAGATGCAAGTATGATGTCTCGACGAGAATGTGATAGTATATATGCATTCTCGTCGAGATTTGTGTGGGTCTCGTCTAGATTTGCTGATATTCTAGACTAGATTCTAAGGATTGTCAAGTCCCTGAGCAGTCTTATGTGGGTCTCAGAGTATTTTTGCGGGGGTGGGGCTTGACAAACTGCGAGTCTTATGGTATGCTCGCTTTACTTGCTATAAGATCGGGCATTAAATTATAAGATCGGGCATTAAATTATAAGATCGGGCATTAAATTATAAGATCGGGCATTAAATTATAAGATCGGGCATTTAATTACAAGAACCAGAAGCATTTATAATCATTCTAAATTATTTAATTAACAATAAATAATATTTAT